ATGGAGAAGCTCGACTACACCTCCCTAGAGGAAGTGGCAGTAGAGCTCGGAATCAACCGAGGTAATCTCTACCGATACTTCTCACTCGAGAACCGACCAAGCGTTGCGATGCTTCCGGTGATGTGTGAAGTATTCAAGGTAAAAACTGACGAAGTGCTTCGCGCACTAGAAGTGGTGTAAAAATGTTAAACAACCTTAGAACCAAACGTACGGTAAAAAAAGAAACACAATATATCGGAGATCTACAAACCCTAGCAACTTTAAAAGATCCAACCCCGGATTCTGATGAAGCTATGGTTCGTTATCTAATTGACAGTATTGCCTGGCTTGATAGCTTTGACGAGAAGCCAGCCGCTAAAATCTAACTAAACAAAAAGAAGCCCATTAAACCAGCGCGGGACGTTGGAATGGGCTTTTTATCTTTTAATCTTCCGTTATCAAAATGTTATCTAAAAATACCCATTTCAACTTGACAATGTCAGATTAGTGCCTTATTCTCTCATTATAGACAAAAACAAAAAGGGAAAGACAAAAATGTCAGTCCTTTATTGTAGAGTCATTATTAGTTAGAAAGTCTAACTAAAACACCCAGAAGGGAGATCTGCAGTGAGCCTAGCCGCCACAAAGATCACAAAGACAATCGTAGAGGTTGTCATCGAGGAACCAACAAAGGTTCTGGACGACACCAACGTAGTGGAACTTATTGTTGCACTCGCTGATTCCAAAGCTGCTATCAAGGCTTTGAAAGAAAAGCAGTCAGAAATTGACTCTGCTATTCGCGCACTAATGGGCGATGCCACCATTGGAACTGTCGATGGCGTGAAGCGCGTTGAGATTCTTAATCGCACTCGCTCCGGAATTGACAGCGAAATGCTGAAGAAGGCTTTCCCTGAAGCAGCAGAAGCGTGTGCAACTGAAACTGCATACACGCAACTTCAGGCTAAGTAGGGACGCACGTCAGGTTGGGGCAGGGACTTCCCTCCTTGCCCCAATTTGACAACACTTTAAAAGTAGTGTACCTTCAAGAATGCAAGACAAAATGACACAACGAAAAGGAGAAACACCCAACTATGTATCCAAATGGATTCATCACAGACCCTGACAAGAAAGTGCAGGGATCAGCTCTATACGTAGAGATGAAAAGCAAGGTAAGAGATGATGCGTTTTACCAGTTTTTTATTACACCAGATGGTGTTAATGAAGAAGGTAATTTCGTTTATGCAAAAGTATTCAAGCGCAGAGTCACAAGTGACTCGCCTAAAAAACAATGGCGCATTGCTAGTTTAAGACAAGAGCTTATTGTAGATTTGCCGGAATACGCTGACATTGAATCAGTAAAAGACAGCCACAATACTAAACGCTTTGATCCTATTGAAGCAACGCTGCACAGACTAATGAGTCAGTACACACTAGTAGGCAAACCATTCTTTGTAGAAGTATCAAAGAAAGATTTGTCAGACGTTGGTATCCACAAGACACCAATCAAAGTTGTCTATCGAATTGGACAGACTCGCAAAGCACTTGGCTTTGCCGAGATGTTTGAAGAAGTAAAGTAAGGGATAAAAATGAATAAACATCTTTTAGAAAAGTATCAGGATTTAGATCCACAGATTCTAACTTCGCTTAACGATTTCATTCGTCAAGCCACAGATGAAACTGCTGCTATGCGAGTTAACTCGCAGGTGCTTCCACAGGGTCGCTACACAGAACGCGCACCTCGTGGGGCAAAGGTTGCTAAGGCTCCAGTTGTAATTCCTACTGGACCTGTTTTCGCCGAGGAAGATACTATCTTCACTCGACCTAATGGCGACAAATACCACGCTCGAGCTTGGGGTGAGCATCAAGATGTTGCCACTCTTCGCAAGGCGCGTGAAGCAACAGCACTTGTTCAATCAGGAACTCCTGGCTCACCAATGTTCGCGTTGCTCTATGGCGCACCGGGAACTGGTAAGACTGCGTTGATTGAAGCAGCGTTCACAGATGTATACACAGTTATGGGAACTGGTGACACCGAAGTTTCTGACTTCATTGGTGGCTACATCCAAACTCCTGCTGGTGGCTTTGAGTGGATTGATGGTCCACTTATCAGAGCTGCAGAAGAAGGTGCAGTCTTATTCATTGACGAAATTGGTTTGATTGATCCTAAGGTTCTTTCAATCGTGTATGGCGCAATGGATGGTCGCAAGGAAATTATTGTGACTGCTAACCCAGAACGTGGCGCAGTAGCAATCAAGGAAGGCTTCTATGTTGCTTCTGCTACTAACCCAAACGCACCAGGTGTTCGACTATCAGAAGCACTTCTATCTCGCTTCGCAATTCAAGCAGAGATGGCAACTGACTGGGGATTGGCTCGCACTTTAGGTGTGCCAACCACAATGGTTACTGTCGCTCAAAACTTGGATAAGAAACAAGCATCAGGTGAAGTCTCTTGGGCCCCACAGATGCGCGAACTCCTAGCGTTCCGAGACATTGCAACTGTCTTTGGTAACTCGTTCGCGATAGCAAATCTTCTCGCTGCCTCGCCGGAAATGGATCGTCCAGTAGTTTCGGATGTTCTCTCCCGAGTGTTTGGCGCGGAGTGCAAGCCAGCAAGAATCTAATTCTTGCTCGGGGTGGGAGCCTATCTGGGTGTTTAGGCTCCCCACCTTCCCCGATTTGACAAGTATGATACTATTACAATGTAAGACCAAATGACACAACAAAGGACAAAAATGACACACTTTAATCCAGAAGATAAAGAGAGTGGCGCAAGCCACCCAGCGTGGTTACGCGTTGGAGCTGACGTTGGAACGTTAGTAAATCTAATTGCTCGTAGAAATGATTTAGTTGGCTTGGCCGGTCCCAACGCTGGCTCTGGCTCACCTGCTTGTTACAAGCCAGCGATTGCAGAAGTCGAAGTTAACACAGACATTGCTTTCGGCGTTGGCGTGACTCCAGAGATGGTTGGCGATCTTTGCCTACGCGAAACTGAATACGAGTTTCCAAAAGCAATAGGTGCGATCGCACACGAAGCTTTTCACGCACGATTTTCACAATGGAGTCTTGCAGATGCTCAAGCAGCGTTGAAAGAAGATGAATACACAGCGTTAGTACTTCTTGAAGAGTCGCGCATTGAAGCACAGGGCGTACTTGCCGAACCTCGCTATCGAGTGTTCTTACGCTCTAGCGCATTAGAGATTGCTCTCGCTGACATAGAAAACTTTGAGGGTGATTCCGTACAGCAACTAGCCCAGCTCGTTGGACTGGTTCATGGTCGGATTATCGCTGACATTCTAGAGATGGATGAAGTCGAGGAAGTTTTAGATTTAGTTGAGTCCGGTTTAGGAATTGATGTTGTAGAAAAACTTTCAACAATCTTGCGTAAGTTTCAGAGACACACGATTCACTCTGACTTAGAACAAGTTTATTATCTAGCTCGCGAGTGGGCAAAAATTGTTCGCGAACTTGCGGAAGAGCGTGGCGAGATTCCAAATGAAAAGCAAATGGAAATGATGCGCAAGATCGTGCAGAAACTTTCCGAGGCCAATGATGGCGTAGGAGTAAAAAACTATTCCGACCTCGAGGATCAAAGAGAGTCAGAGGATTGGAAAGCAGAGGTCAACAACCGAGCAGAAAAATCTAAAGAGGTTCGCGAACACGAAAAGATTGCAAACGAAGTTTTCGGGCGTGGCACAGGTCCAGGTAGCGCAGGTACTCGTAGCGAGTTAATTGAACGTCGTAAGCCAACTGGCGAGGAACGCTCCGCTGCCGTTTTGATTGCACGGCTACTTGAGAAAGCAAAGTACCGCGAGCGCGACATTACCGAAGTGGCGAGCATACTTCCACCTGGTCGGCTTCGTCCAAAAGCTTTGGTACAACAGGCGGCACTTCGCGACAAAGGTATTCACAAGCAAGTTGAAGCGTTCCGTAAAAACAAGCGGACTCACACCGAAGATCCAACTCTTACGGTCGGCGTTATGGTGGACATCTCTGGCTCTATGAACAGCGCGATGCGACCAATGGCGACAACAGCGTGGGTTATGTCGGAAGCGGTTAGGCGAGTGCAAGGTAAGTGCGCGATGGTTTACTACGGCTCGGATGTATTCTCCACTCTTAAAACAGGTCAGCACCTAGACGAGGTAGCGGTTTACTCCGCTCCGGACGGTACTGAAAAGTTTGACAAGGCGTTCAAAGCTTTGAACGGTTCGCTAAATCTGCTTGACGGTTCTGGCGCACGGCTACTGGTCGTAGTGTCAGACGGCGAGTATACGGCAGATGAATCTCAAGCAGCCCGTAAGTGGGTGGCGCAATGTGAAATGGCTGGCGTAGCGGTATTATGGTTACCGTTCGATAACGGCAGATCAGCACAAGTCTTACTTCGTAGCGCATCTGCTGGTATCGTTCCTGGAACTATGGATCCTGCTAAAACGGCAAGTGAAATCGGTTCTATGGCAGCAAATCTCTTAACCAAAATCGGTAAGCGAAATGCCTAGTACGATAACTGAATAAGCCCTTGTCGGGGGGTATCGTCCTTCCAGCGTGTGTCAGCCTTCCGACAAGTATTTAACGGAGAACGCTCACATCAAAAATGGTGTGGGCGTTCTCTCATTTCAACTTGAAATTGTCAGACCCATACTCTATAATGAATTCTATAAGGGAGAGAAGGGAAGGTGATTCAAATGGATTACACAATCACAATCAAGTTCGGCGCAGACCGTGAACTTACAGAGCAAGAGATTAACGATCTCGAAACGCAACTCTGGGCGCAGGTCGGTGAGCCACAGGTACTAACTGAAGACCAGGGTTGGTCAGATGCCGAGTACGAAACTGGTGACGTAAGTATCGTTATCGAAAAGAAGTAAGAAACCAACAAACAAAGGAGAATAAAACCGTGAAGGTTTACAACATTAACTGGGTTGATGGAGACGGCAACTACAACGATGGAACTGCACTTTTCGCCACTCGTGAACTGGCAGAGTCGTATGTAAAAGATACGCTCGAACCAGAGGATAGCGACAACGCTTACTCCGTAGGCGAGTTAGTCGTAGTTACAAAACTCTAATACCCCACCAGGGAAGCCCGCGCTCCGGCGCGGGTTTTCTTTTGTCCGCAGCCCGAGGTAAAAAACTTAGCTGAGCTCCGAGGTAAAAAAATTCCTTATTATTTTTTCAGCTGACCGGCCCTTTTGGCTAGCTTCGCCCAGGCAAATTAGTTTTGAAATAGGCTTGACAAATGTCAGTCCTATGCCTTAGTATTCATTATAGAGCGAAAAACGCTTTACCTAAGAAAGGGAACAAAGTGAGTAATCAAGAACTAGATTGTCCGAACCACGAGGACGACTGCACCGAATGTCCGGCACACGACGGCGGTTATGACTGCACACCTTTTTGCATTATCTGCGAGGGCGAGCAGGGCTACTGTCCAGAAAAAATTGACGAACGCGCACGGTTACTTGTAGAAGTACTAAAACAACAACAAGAAGGAGAAAACTAAAATGGGACTAGATCAGTACCTATACGCCAACGCTTATCTATCAGGCGGCAGTTGGCAAAAAGAAGCAGAACAAAAAGCTTTTGCGAAAGTGTCAGAAGCTTTAGAAGTAGACGGTTTTATCTGCGAGGAGTACCCGTCAATTTCAGTCAATGTAAAGGTTGGCTACTGGCGCAAGGCGAATCAAATCCATAACTGGTTCGTACAAAACGTTCAGGACGGCGAGGATAATTGCGCGGAGTATTATGTCTCGCGCGACAAGTTGCAGGAGTTGCTACAAGTCTGTAAAGAAGTAAAGGCAAGTAAACATCCTGATGTAGTAAACGACTTGCTACCGCCGGCACAAGGTTTCTTTTTTGGGAACTACGACATTGACGACTGGTACTGGGAGCAGATTGACGACACCGTCGAGCAACTGCAACACGCACTTGCAACAGTTCCAGAGAACTACAACTTTGCATACCAAAGTTCGTGGTAGAAATCGCTTAGGGGCGCACAAGGAAAGGGGCAGAGAAATCTGTCCCTTTCTAGCTTTGGCGCGGCTTAACTTGAAGGTAAAAAAATCAGCTAGGTGTCACCACTTGACAAATGTCAGGGGTATGGTTTACAATCATTATAGAGCGAGACCGACTCACTCTAAGAAGGGAAACAAAGTGCGTTACGAATTTCAAATAATTAAAACCGTAGAGATTGACTCTAAGAACTTAAAGCTAGTCAGCAGCGAGGAAGAAGCATTAGAAATGCTAAAGAATGGCTGGGGAGTAGAAGTTGGCGAACAAGAAATCAGACTAGTCCACGTTGGACACGGAATGGATAAGTAATGAGTGTGGAAGAAGTAAAGGTTACATACCTGACTGAACTAAATCCGGAGCAGACAGACTCGGCGTTTTATTGCTGGGGCAGCGGTTTTGAACCGCTCGCCGAGGTAAAAAAGGGCGATCGAACTTTCTATGTCGGATCAAGCGGGGAGATGCGTATCAACCTGGATAACGGAGATGTTATTCGTTACACAAGCGATTTGCTTGAAACCGGGATTGACACGGACGCAAAGCTTTCAAAGTTTTTGGAAAGCCACAGCTGGACTAATAACAACTGGTTTGAGGTTTATGAAGAAGGCGCGGACGGAGAGTGGTGGGAAGTTCACGAAACTCTTGAAGAAGGTATTGAAGCAGCGCGACACGCGCTAGACACCGAATTGACAAATGTCAGTTAGTGATGTTAAACTTTCAGTAACGCTTAGAAAAAGGAGAAAATAAATGAGCGCATTGACAGTAAGCGGACAAAAGTTCCGGTACGAAACAGATAACGAACATTTCTGCGCAGGAAGTTCACTACGCGGTTATGTCACTACTACCTACTACAACTTGGTAGAAAAGTTCGGAGAGCCAATTCAATACGGTGAGGGCGATAAAGTTACCGTTGAATGGACTATTGAGTTTATGAACGAAGAAACTTATGAACTCAAGTACGCGACTATCTACGACTGGAAACAGTACGAAGAAGGTACGCCATACGATCTATACGACTGGCACATTGGCGGTTACTCGCAAGATGTAGTCGAACTAATCAACGCAGTAATGGGAGCGTAATTATGCAACATCACTTTATAGTTTATTTCAATACGCTAACTAACGAATGGGTGGTGGAGTCGAATGTGGACTCTTTCCTAAATGACGGAACTGTCTGGGACGACAGCACTACCGAATGGGTACACGCGATTGACGATAACGACACCTATGCAAAAGACGAAGAACTCTACGACACGCTAAACGCAGCGTTGAGAAACCTAAATGAGGGGAAGTAAAGCTATGAATGTAAACCTAGTCAAGTGCGTTATGTGCGACATAACATTTAAGGAATACGAAGATGAAGCAATCTTCAGTTGTCCGGAATGCAAGAAAGAAGATTACTTAATGGATCTAGGAGTGGTGGCGGTCTAAAATGAGTGAGGTAAAAAACTTGCCAGAGCGCATTAACGTAATGAAAGTTGTGACCTACGACTTTCAGAAAATCTCTGACGACATGTTTGAAGCCACCGGGCTACGCCCAATCCACGCGGCAGAAGCTGTGGACTGGATTGAAGAATGGGTACTAGAAGATTTTGGTTGCGGTTACGGACACGCACCGGCTTTACGCGACCTAATTTTCCAGGACGAGAACGGTGAAGATCTTTAGATAATAAAATCAGGTCTTGCACTAGGTAAGACTGTCCCAACTGGAGTGCGGTGCGGGACTCGCCTGAAATAAAGAATTTAACGAATAGACTTGAAATTGTCAGTCAAGTGTGTTATCTTCTACTCATAAGCAAAACACCAAAGGGAGGTGCAGAATGAATGAAGTAACAAGGTTAGTCGCAGACACACTAAAGGTGAGTCTAGAAGAAGCCGTTGTCTGGCAGGATCGTATCGAAGATTGGGATGATCTTGATTGGTCAGAAACCTCATACGCTACCGCTCGCAAACACATTAAAGCGTTTGTAAGCGATTGGGAAAAGATTTACTCAAGAGTAAAGGTTTCCTAGAAAGACAGGTGGGGGGTAAAACCCCCACCTACTTTTAACTACAAAATACAAGGAGAGTTGTGATAAACCTACAAGAACAGTTGCAAGAGAACTTACGGACTTACTTAGACGGAATGAGTGACGAGATACTAGATGACGTTTGTCAAATAGTTGTAGACACCTTCCGCGCCTCGTTAGAGGCTAAATACTCAATCCCCTCGGGTTGGACCGGAACTACCCAACTATGAAAAAACTAGAGCCAAAGCTAGGTCAATGGTTGCCGCTAAAAGAAAGTCCGATCCAGCTCGGTGTGGATGTCGTTGATCTAGCAATCTCGCACGGGTTTGACATCGAGGTAAAAATTTGGGAAGAGGACCGGCCAATCTTTCTTGAGGGAAATCCAAGCCAGGAGCTCCTAGAAGATTTAATTATTATCTCGGATTTCTCTTTGCAGTACCTAGAGGAGCTTTTGCCAGAGGGCTACAAGTTTATTGTGAGCCAAGAAGATGGATTAGTTTTAGTTAAAACTTTTGACAATGAACTTGACAAGTCGAATTAAAAATGCAATACTATTTATAGATGCCAATACAAAGGAGAAAAAATGGCAAACTATTACGGACAGTCCCGGACTAATTACTTTTTAGTCAAGGATGAAGCTGCGTTCAAAGCTGAGATGGAAAACTACAACGTCACAGTTATCACAAGCAAGATTGACGATCAAACTGCATACGGAATTATGGATGCAGATAATGATGGTGGCGGTTTGCAGTGGAGTCAATTTAATGACGACACCGAAGACTATGACGACATTCCGTGGGAACACGTTATTGGTCAGCATCTTCAAGATGGTCAAGTTGCTATCTTGGTGGAAACTGGCGCGGAAAAGTATCGCTACTTAAGTGGTTGGGCTATTGCGTTTAACAACAAGGGCGAAAGCCGTCGCGTAGACATTAACGACATTTTTGAACTAGCCAAAGAACTAGGCACAAGCGTTACACCTGCCGAATACTAAAAACGACACGCTAAGGGGTGGACTTGACAGTCTGCCCCTTTAGCGTTTATTATAGAACTATAAGCGCAAGAGAAGGGAAAACAAAATGCGCGGTCACAAATTACTAACGAAAGAACTGGCAGCAAAGTTGCCAGAGCTTTATTCGCAAGATGGCAAGGGCTACGAAGCAATAGCACAGGTCAAATTCTTTAGTCCTTATTCCGGATGGAGATGGTACGCCACGGAGTTTGATGGCGTGGATACTTTCTTTGGTTTGGTTGAGGGGTTTGAAACAGAACTCGGATACTTTAGCCTAAAGGAACTTGAAGATGTAACAGTCTTTGGTGGAGTCCCTGCGGTTGAGCGCGATCTCTACTGGTCACCTCGCCCCCTCAAGGAGTTGAGCAACTAATGGAAATGAAATACTTATTATGGTTTGAATTTAATTTCAACAACAATGGGTTTGAAATGCAGACCTATTGGCTCGACATAGCAATTCCGGCCAGAACTATTTATTTAGCAATCGCGGTTGTTGTTGCTCTAAAAATCCGAAAAAGATTTATAAACAGAACTAAATAATAAGAAGCCCAATTTGTCAGGGGCAGATGTTACAATGGTTTTATAACAGGGAGAGGTGAGAAAATGACAACAGGACAACTAATGACAACTCTTAACCTAAGAGTGGTGCTAGGTTTCGTTGCTGGTGAGACTAGTGTTCACGAAAGCTTATTGCTAGAAGATGAGAACTTTCTAGCGGTAGCGAATAGCGCGGACACGATGCAAGAAATCGTAGACTGGGTAAACGAGAACTACTAAACCCAATGAGATGCCCCCGCCTGCCGCGGGGGTCTTCTTGTTTCCGGACACGCAGCTCGCCGAGGTAAAAATTTCAGCTGCGAGCTTGCTGCTTTTCCCAGGTAGCCGGAAAAGATAATTTCGGATTAGGTTGAAAATGTCAGTCACCTGTGTTACATTTAGTTTACGAGGTTAGGGAAACCTCAAGAGGAGAAAAAATGTCAGACTTAAGAACAGTAGACATTGTTGAGCTAGACGGAGAAGTCTTGTACGACACAATGGACACAGCCATTATGGACATCACGCGGAACTGGAAAGACTATGTATGCGATCACAATGCTTACGAGTTAATCGAAGTTACTCAAGAAGATGGCGAAATCTTAGTGCGCTACGAAACTGACGAACTTGAAGAAGATGAAGAACCGGTACGCAAGGAAGTTTATCTTCCCTACAAGTACCAATACCTAAACATCACCTACAAATACTAAAAAGAAGGAGAACACGGTGAACATAAGAGGAATCTTTGAAGGTAGCTTTGAATCTGTCTGGTCTATGCACGTCCCAGACGAGGATTACAAGGCTTACATGGATAGCCACCCAGACTTTGATGAGAATGATCGCGATGACATCACAGAGATGTGGGAGCATTTCAAGTCAATTGGTTGCTATGACGAGATTGACGACACGGTAGATACGGATGTTGTTATGACCGGAGTGGAACTTTAATACTTAAGTTTCAAGAAATCCCCTGCAGCGATGTAGGGGTTTTTCTTTGCGCGGGAGCTCGAGGTAAAAATTACGAGCTATCTGGGTCAGCTGCGGCAAAGAGCTGCAATTATCTTTTCCTGGGCCGGGACAGCTAAAAAACTTTTTGTTAAATGTGATTGACAAATGTCAGGGGTATGCTGTAACCTTGAGGTATCAAGTCAAAGGGACTTGAGACAAACGAAGGAGTTGATCGCGTGGGAGCTTTCCTACAAAATCGCAAGACTGAACTATGGCTCTACTTCAGCATAGGTCAGTTCGTAATCTGCCATAACTGCGATGCAGATGAAATTGTTTTCCTAAAGAGGAACGCTCGCAGGTTCTACAGACTGCACGGGGCTATGCACCGTCACCCAAGCGCAACCTACACGGTAGTCGCCTAAGACAAAGGAAAAGCCCTCACCAAAAAGGTGGGGGTTTTTCTATTTGACAAATCAGAAAGTTTGTGGGATACTTTATTTATGAGGTTGAGGGACTTCATAGAAAGAAGGGAACTAAAATGGAAACAAGATTAGGATCCGGCGCAAGTTGCGCAAGTTGTGATCAAAAGAGTCCACGGAAGTTTGTATGGAACAACTGGTACATCTGGGCTTGTGATGTGAAGTGCGCTCACAAAGCGCGTTACGCATACCTAGCCACAATCTCTTCCGACCCAAGGTGGGGGAGGTTGGCTAAGAAGTGAGTTACATTTATCTAAATTGTTGGCGTTGCGGCCAAGCTATGAAAGTGCAAGAAAAAAAGTACATTCACGGTTTGTGTTGCGGCAAGTGTAAATAAATAAATAACTCAAATAAGAGTTGTGCTAAAGTTGAAGAGTTCCGTCGAGCGGGTCTTTTCTCCCTTCGTCCCAGCTCCGGAATACGGATAGGGTAATCCCTTTAACCTATCCCTAAGCGCGTCACCTTATTCCCTTTTGGTGGCGCGTTTAGTTTTTCTGGGTGCGGTTTGACAAGCTAGAAAATTGGTAATAGATTGAATAAATTAAGTAATGACAAATTACGAGAAAGGTAAAAAATGTCACGTCTAGAAGGAAAGAAAAAAATTGTTGTTGGACAACGAACTGTTATGCAGCAGCACCAGGAGCTACCAGCTTCAGCACTAAAAACAATTGAAGAAATAAAAGCAAGAAACAGCAGCCCGGACAGAGATGAATACATCAAGATGCTCCGTGAAGCTGGGTGGACACTACAAAGTATTGCTAGTGCACATGGGATGACTCGCGAACGCGTACGACAGATTGCGGCAGAGCCTCGCATGTACTTTGAAGATGTCAAGTCTTTAGAAGTACCAGTAGCTCCAAATCGAATTGTTGACGTCTTTGAGTCAGTTGAAGTTGAACTAGATCCTGCGGTAGCTGCAAGAATGCTTGAACTATCTGCACTAGCTCGGAAGCCTATAACCAACTCTGCAGAAGCCTTTGAGTTTGTTGCCCTACTGAATCAGGAGATTGAACGCGGGGTGAGCGGTATTCGCCTAGCCAAGATGTTGGGCATTAACCACTCGTCAATTTATGCTCGATTAGCCAGATACGGCTATCGGCAAACCAAAGCCACATCAAAACACATGCAATTAAATAAAACTTTAGTTGTGGCTAAATAGGCTTGACTTTGTCAGATAGGTGTGTTACCCTTATGTCATAGGCAGAGAGGAGAACAAAGTGCCTAAGTTAAAGTCAGACTTCCACACTATGTATTACAGTGGTTTGGAAGGCGCAACAATAGTACGGTTCGTAGAGATGCGAGGCGACGGATTCGGTGGAAAACCATTCCCAGTATTCCTAGTCAAGTTTGCTGATGGATCGAATGGCGAGATTGAGATTTCGCAGGATGAGGAAGGGAACGGCGGAGGGTTCGTATTCGGACTCCCAAGCCCATTCCTAGACTAAGAACTAAGGATAGCCCCTCGCTTATGCGGGGGGTTTTCTTTTGTTCAAAATAGCCTTGTCTAGAATAAGATAATGTTTCTGGTATGAACAAACTAGAAATTGTCCAGAGTGCATACCACGCCAACCGCGCCGGAGAATCCTTTGTCGTTGCTATCGTTGATGACGCGGAGAACGATGACACCAAACTGGTAATTATGTTTGAGGATGATGGATACACTGCGGTTTTATCTTTAGATCAACTTATTGACGAGGAAGATATCTCGGAAAAAACTAATAACTGGGATCCAATTAAATACGAAGAACGCCTTCGTACAGCTCTCTGGGACGACGAAGACGATTCATACGATTTCGAGTATTAAGCTATGACAACTATTGCTGCTATTCAAGGCGATGGCTGGTCAGTTATTGGTTATGACTCTCGCTTATCCCGCGGTGATTCCGGCGGTCGCATCTACACACTACCTAAAGGTAATGGAAAAGTTGTAAAAAGGGATAGATACTTAATTGGTGCAGCTGGTGATTTAAGAGCAATTAACTTAGTTTCCGATGTAATTAAGCTGCCAGATCCAGGAGAGCTCACCGGAGCTAAGCTGGATAAATTTTTTACCTCGACAGTTGTTCCAACTATCCGGAGCTGCTTCGAGGCTGCGGGATACGGAAAAGATGGAGCTCAGGAATCTCAACTTATAATTTCTATAGCTGGTCAGCTCTTTGAGCTCGGTGAAGGTTATGAGTGGAGTAAAGATACAAGTGGGCTCTACGGAATTGGTAGCGGCGGAGATTACGCAATGGGGTCGCTACATTCAATCGTCGAAAAGAACTGCTCGATTGAGGAAGCTAAGGAGCACATTAAGACTGCACTTGCGGTTGCCATAAGTTTAGATCCATCTTCAGGTGGACCTATTAACATAGTTACGCAGGAAAATACTTAGCGCATAAGAAAACCCCCACACCTTGCGGTGCAGGGGTTTCTATTTGGCTATTAGATTTCTTCGTTACACTTTACGCAGAACACTTCAAGCCCGTAAGCCTCAAGACGTTCCTCGGTATTCCATTGTTCGCTAAATACCGGTTGAGGACGGTCACCGTCAGAGTTTGCGGAAGTTCTACACCCGCACTCTACGCAGATAAAGTCACCGTTGAATGTGTAGGCGCGTATGTCCCACAGTTTTGACACAGCGTATAACTGTGCGTATGTGCTTGGTGCTAGTGGCATAATGTCCACGGTAGCTTCCCTTCTATCAGTTGCTCCCTGCAACTTGATAAACCTACCTTAACACACTTATCTGACAAATACAAGTTACTTACTCGCCTTTGGCTTTTTGGATTACTTTCATACAACGCTGACACTCAAAGTCTGCGCCGTTTCCTTCAGTAGCAAATACTCGGTAGCGTGAGCTACACCTTGCTTGAACGCTATCTTCTTTGGCTAGGTGTAGCCAGTTTGTGCTGGAATCCTGTACGAAACTAAAACCTAGCTCCCGTGCTATGGCTTTTGTGTAGTGAAGCACTTTGTTCTCCTTTTTAGTTGCTCCCTTAGCAACTTGATAAATCTATCATAACACATCTATCTGATAGATGCAAGTAGACTTGACAAAGTTGATAGGTTAAGTTATTATAGAAACATAGAACAAAGGGAGGTGCAAGATGGCAAGAAACACTATCTCAATAAGTTTCGACACGGAAACTAATCTAGCTGAGGCTGAAGCGGAAGCAATCCTTCAGTATTTAGAGTTCCGCTTAAAAGAAGTTAAGGGTAGCGGAGCTAAGGTAACTAATGTAACTGGTTACTGGACTACACCGTGGTCACCACCAAGCAAGTAAATACTGAAAGCTAGGCGGGGGATAAAACCCCCGCTTTTCTTTTGCCCGGCTCGAGCTGGTTGGAGGTAAAAAAAGTATCAGCTACTCGGGCGCGGCGCATTGACTTTCCTGGAAGAGCTGGTAAGCTTATGCCATGGGAAACTTTGTATCTTTATTTGCCGGAGTTGGCGGCTTTGATCTCGGTCTTGAAGCTGGTGGACACACTTGTGTTGGTCAGGTTGAGATTGACAAGAAGTGCCTCGCCGTATTGGAAAAGCATTGGCCAGATGTGCCGAAGCATAGTGATGTAGTAACAGCAAAGGAATGGGCTGATGAGCAAAACCTCGTTGGAAAAATTGACATTGTCTGCGGAGGATTTCCGTGCCAAGACGTTAGCGTTGCAGGAAAAAGGGCTGGGTTGGCTGGTGCCAGGACTGGACTCTTCTTTGATGCACTCTCTTTCGCGACGCATGTCAAAGCAACAACTCTCATCCTGGAGAATGTCCCAGGACTTTTATCAAGCAACAACGGACGCGATTTCGGAGTCGTCCTCACTAGCTTGGCCGACGCAGGGTATAGCGACATCCAATGGCGTGTTCTTGATTCGCAGTTCTTCGGAGTCCCCCAACGACGCCGTCGAGTCTTCATTGTCGCAAGTCTTGGAAACGGAAGTTTCCCCGAAATACTCATTGAGCGCGAAAGCAGCCGAGGGGATCATCCGGCGGGCGGAGCGACGCGGGAAAACATTACCGGAACCACTAAAGAAAGCACTTCAGTCAGTGGTGGAATCCTCGGTAGCGAGCTGATTGGAACTCTCCAGGCGCGGGACTACAAGGGTGTTGGAAATCAGTACGTCCAGGAAAACAAGCTGGTAGTTGAAACCAGCTAGTGGAGGTAAAAATTCTATGCCAAGCTGGTATGTGAAAACGATTCGCAGCGGAGCTCGAGCTGCGGATGGCTCTCTTCCGGCTGATGTTTGGACTGAAGGAGTCGTTCACCCAACATTAAATGTGTTTGATGTTGGAGATACACGAGCTGTAGTAATAGTTGTTGAGGATGAAATGCCAGCTTACCCAATTCAAGGAACAGTCATTGGTCGCAAAGATACTGCCGGACCACAAGGAAAAGGTCATGGCGAGGCAGATGATCCAATGTACACGCTTGACACAACAGGAGGTCACGCTGTGGCTATGACAGAAGATGACGACACAATCGTGTTCCACCCACACAGAACAGATGGATTCCGTATCCAGGGTGACACAGTTAATACGCTTACGGCTTTTATGGGTACGGGAGGACTGAACACACCAATGGTTTCTACAAGTAAGGTTCGCCGCCTCACACCAGTTGAGTGCGAGAGGCTGCAGGGATTCCCTGATGGCTGGACTGCGGTAGACGAAAAGACAGCTGACTCACACCGGTACAAGCAGATGGGCAATGCGGTAACAGTCAATGTCTTAACTTGGGTTGGTTCGCGAATTGACTGAGGTATTCCCAACAATTATTGCTGGGCTATCTCATAGAGGCGGAACAACTCAGGACGCTTACGTCTTTGCGTTAATAAATTTTCTTGGCCAGGTTCGTAGAGTAACTCCGCCGGAATGCGAAGTGTTACAAGGATTTCCGAAGGGTTGGACTGAACAGCATTCAGACACAACTCGGTATCATCAGATTGGTAATGCGGTAACAGTAAACGTAAGCAGCTGGATTGGGTCGCGGCTTTGATTAGAATTTTTTACCCTGAAGGTGTGATCGGAACTATTACTACAGCTTTCGGTGCAAAGAACTATTCAAATCACCAGGAGCTGATGGAAGGAAGTGTTGTGGTTTACGAAGCTGAGCTAGAGCTGACAGCTCTGCCGATCCAGGATGGGAGAGCTATGGTAAAAAAACAAAACGGAATTGGCCTGGGAGCAGCTGGCGATCCCAGCTACACGCTCGATTCTGTTGGTGGACAGTCAGTAGCTACCTGGTGGGATGGCGGACAAATTAGTCAAACGCTTGACGCTGTACTTGCTAAAGGTCAGACTATGCCAGACAAGAACAGGTTTCCTGCGGTGATTCAAGAAAGCCGCGTTAGAAGATTAACGCCTCGAGAGTGTGAGCGACTTCAAGGATTCCCGGACGATTGGACTGACTGCGGCTCTGATTCAGCTCGCTACAAGCAAATGGGTAATGCGGTTACTACCAACGTAGTTGCTTGGGTAGGCAAAAGAATACCCCCCGTCTAGTGACGAGGGGTTCTTTTGGTTTTGATTAGACAGGCATTGCGGAAATCGCGTAAGTGTCTAAACGATCACGGAAGTCTTTCCCGTGTATTTGGTAACCAATCTCGATGCCTTGGTCAATAATAATGTTTGACGTTTCCTCATCTAGATGGTTGATGTTGCTCTCAACAAGAACATCTACTTCACCGTTGTTTCCAACGAAAGATACTTTGTAAGTATTCACGGCTGGGGGTTTCTCCTTTCTTCCAGTTAATGAAATCTTACAATACTTCTATGACAAAAGCAAGTCGGGTTTATAACGATTTGGTAACGAAACATAATCCTTGCGGTTATTATCTTTTTAGGCCCGATTTGACAATGGCAGCCTCCCGTGTTACCCTTAAAGTAATCCTTAAGAAAGGGGAGAACATAATGACAAAAAACGCAAATACGAAAACTAAACAAACAACTGGTGGCATTGAAGCTCCTGATTACTCCTGGGCTATCGAGGACATTCCATTATGGAGTAACGTTCTTGACGGGCTTTGGGTAGGCGGAACAGATGACAACGACACGCTAGGTGATTACCGCGCTTGGAGTGGTGGTCAAGCTTTTATTACTCCAGAATTCTTTGACACGGTAGTGACTATGTACCAATACGCCAACCCTGTGGATTGGTTAGTAAAAGAGTACCGCTACTGCATCTATGATTCAGATGTAAACCACTTCGATTGGGCTGAACTATTTGCTACGGCTAAATTCGCTCACACAGAGTGGCAGAGTGGAAAGCGTGTGCTAATACGTTGCCAAGCAGGACTCAACCGTTCCGGACTTGTTACGGCTCTTGTGCTGATCCGTGAGGGTTATTCACCTGAAGAAGCAATCTCAATGATCCGAGAGAGGCGAAGCCCTGACGCTCTGTTTAACCGACAGTTCGTAGAGTTCCTTAAAACGATTGACGTTGAGATGTGGCGCGGAGATGTCTTTGTAGACACCAGCGTGTCGGACATTGACATTAACTAAGAAAGTGTGATACCTTTAGAAAGTCGCAAGGGCGACAAAGCAAAAGGAGAAACAATGAACCTCACAAAGCGTGGAGTTATAGTACGAAACATTTCTATCTTTCTACTAGTTCTTGTAGCGTTTGTAGTGGCTGAAAGAGTTACCACACCAGATGCTTGCAAGGTAGACGTTAATCAAATGTCCCAAGGTTGCAAGGACTTGCTCTACCCATAAGGGTAGGGCTTGTCCTATTTACAGAGGAGAAACAATGAACAACAAATGCTTAAGTTGCGAAGGACAGATAGTCAGAAACAACAGATGCGAGGACTGCTTACAGCAGATTGAAAACTGCAAATACTGCCAAGATAGTAAAGGCACAATGCACCCAAACCACTTTGCCAGTTTAAGGTGCGAAAGCGGTAAGCGAAACCACTGCACTTGCGATACTTGTTTCTAGGAGAAAAATGAATAACACTAACATTGTTTGGACAGCTGTCCTTTCAGCTGTCTGCGGTATTGGCTGCATAGCAGCTGCACTTGCACACAACACAGACCTGGTGATTGCCTTTGGTCTTGTTTCAGTTTCAGCTGCTCTTCTGGCCGGGCGCGAGCTCTAAGGTAAAAAATTACTGAACTAGGCTGCTGATCCCTAAATTATAATTAGATTCAACAGGTCTTAGAAGAAACAGGTAAACAACTATGCCAGAAGAATCCACTCCTACGGAAGAACTAATTGAAGTTGCAGAAGTCGTAGAAGAGCTAGAAGCTGAGCCGGAAGCAGCTGTCCAGGTTGAAGAGGCTGCGGCTGAAGAAGAAATTGCAGCAGTTGTGCCGGCTGTTGTAGCTGCCCCGCGAGGTAAAAAATCTAAAGCTGCATCGGAAGCTGCGGTAGAAGTTGAAGCAGCTGAGCTGCAAGAAGTTGTTGAAGTTGTAGTACCAACGCCACCAGCTGCACCAGCTGCGGTAGCTCCAGCTGCATCACGCGGAGGAATGTCGATCTCAATTCGCAACAGGCGATAACAACTTTACGGATTAGCATCCAGCTACTGCGCGATAAACTTGCAGGGCTGGGTGCTATTTCTTTAGTGCCGGTGTGATCAATGGAAGGACGACACCCATGACAGCAATCAATAAACTGCGACAGGTTAGCCTACGCATTATTGCGGTATTCGCCGCTTCAGGACTTTCAGTCATTGGCGCGGGTGCTCTTGCTGGAGTAGAACTCTGGCAAGCGGTGTTTATGGCAGGTGTAAGCGGAGTAGCTACGGTAGTCGAAGGACTATCCCGTGCCTACCTCAAAGACGGAAACTTATCAATGGAAGAGATTGATGAAGTATTCGTTGCCGTAGACAAGAAGACTGCTCAAGCCACAGGCAAGTAACCACGCAAACAAGTACGCCCCTTACCTTGCGGTAGGGGGCGTATTTTGCTTGTCTAGGATTATGCGGTAAAGGCTACTTCGTAACCCTTCTCCAACTTTGCCCACTTCTTCTCGCTGGCAAACTTGTCTGCGTGGTATGCACTAACAAAACGCTTGACCTGTGTCTGTCTTGCGGATACTTCAGCCTTGCCCCAAGATACGGTAACAACGTTTCCATTTACGGTGATCTCGTAAACCTTCTTCTTGCCTTCTTGTCCACGCTCACCCTGTGACTTACTTACTAGAACTATCTTCTTCACTTGAGTTTCTCCTTTACTCATTTACCGCTCCCTTGCGGTATGTGTCTAGTTAATCATCACTATAAAGACTTGTCAAGTCTATTTGATAACAAGTTGATAACAAGAGAAACCCCCCTGCCATACGGCAGAGGGGCTATCTATGTAACAACAATAATTGTTTAGCAGTGGCAGTATTCGCTGGAGCAACAAGGAGCGGTGTCCTCAATGCTTACGGTATTCTCGTATCCACACTGCTGGCAATCAACTTCAATGTCGTTACCCATTGAACTGAATGAACTTGTTTCTATGTCTGTATTACGGTGTGCACATTCGCTGCACTCAAAGCTTACGGTGTAGTCGTAACTCTCTGGGTAGTCGTAGTATCCCATTTGCTTTCTCCCTTTCCTTTACGGTATCTCCAGTATTGCACCTATGTTAGGTGTTGTCAAGTGTGAGTGCTTACGGTGTGTCAAAAAGAGAACCCCCTAACCTAATGGCTAAGGGGCTAACTCTTGTTGGACTTAGATAGTTGTCTCGCCTAACTTGTTTCCATAGATAGCAGAGTAGAACTCTAACTTCATAGGCAACTCTGCTTCGACTGACAGAACCTCTACGCCCTGAATTATTTCTCGTGCTTCTTTCTGTGCTTGTGCTTCGTCACTAGCTTGCACACGACATAGATCGCCATCTATGAACTTGACCTTGTAGTAAGTCACTTGCTTCTCCCTTAGTAGAACTCCACACAACTCTGTGTGTTGCCTCTAGTATTACACACACTATGCCTCTTGTCAAGCAAATACACACCTACTAACTTCTCAAACATAATAAGAATCTCAAACACAAGAGCAGCTCATAGACAAGCAAAGTTAATAAATCTTTTTTGCATCACATCAGCTGCCTTGCGATGCGCAGCACGGAAGCTGGATGAGAGCGGCCAACCCGGAAACGATTGCAGCGAAGGCCCACATATAGCGCAGCCGTCTCACGGGCCAAATCCAAATAAAGTAACTGTTCACTCTTTTTGCCGAATCGTTCAATAATGACCGGCCTCAAGTAGTTATAAAATGAAGTAACCGAAAGGGTGATTCATTGTCACATTCCCCTGACCCCTACGCCCATTTATGGATCTGCGACTGGTGCAAGAAACATTACGTAGTTCCACAACTTGCTAGGGACTGCGAGGATAAACACTTAAGAGAAAACTCTGTACAATAGAGCAGTGAAGTCGTTACCAGAATACGAAATTAAGTATCTAAACACATTTCCCTACCCACCCACACGCCGCCTAGCAACTCTTCGGGCAAAGGGGTGGTCGTTGTCTGTTCTTGGTAAGGCGCTAAACCCTCCGCGCTCAAAAGCTACTATTCATAATTGGACTGTAAACGAGGAAATTTTTGATTTCACAGAGCCAATCCCGATTCCTCAAAAAGCTCCAATCCCAGCCCATCCCCTGGCTCCCTTGGTTCCCTTAGAAACTATTCCTGAACTTCGGCGACTAGTTCCTCTAGCCCAGAAATACCGCTCCAGAACCCCAAAAAACTCAATTTATGCTGAATCTAACAAGAAGTTGACAGAATTAGCCGTTTCATTATACCTAAGAGGGATTCCAGTAAGTGCTATCGCAGAGGCAGCACAGGTTTCTAACCGAGCAATGTACCGTAGAGTTAATAAAGGATTAGGAAAACACCATAATGACTGATGAAACCGCCCAAGTTTGCGTAGTTTGGTATAACGCTGACCGTAAAACCAACCCACAATCCCGTTATTTACAAGCACTTTCTACAGACTCCAAGCCAATCACCCCTTTATCTTTTGATATTAATGATTTAAGTGTCTTAGATTCCTTTAAAAACGCCATTTTTGTCGCTTCAGAGGCTGATTTATTTAAAAATCTACCTATTTCTAGTAGAAAAGTTCCACTTATTATGCCGATCCAAGTTGCTCGACAACTTCTAGGATGGCAAAACTTTGTCCCAACCTCAGCCCCAAAAGGAGCTCTATAAAAATGGGGGAAAACAGTCCGGCACGCACTTTTGACGTATTCCCAGCAAATGTTGTTATCTGCCCTGAAAATTCTGTTGACTTACTCGATCCAGAAAGTGTTATGGCATCTCGGCATCACGGGATTTCAGGGGCAAAATACATAGAAACAGCCAGAGTTATTGCATCTTCAGGCATTGTTTACATAGGTGCTGATTCATCTACAGGTCCGGTTGTAATTTTTAGTGAAGCTTTTACTCAACAAAACAGAGAGACTAACTCCACTACCCGTTTTATCACAGAATCTGGGAAAATTATCGCCGTTTCCAAAGACAGAGGTTGCGGGTGTGGCTCGCGTCTAAAGAACTGGTCACCGATAACCTCTTTAAATAGAGCAAACCGAAGGGACATTTAATGTCTGACATTAATTTTATTACTTTTATTATCCTTGCACTAGCAACGTACCGCGTTACTAGATTTCTAACGACAGACCACCTCTTTAACGGCCCAAGAGAAAAGATTTTTAATCGGTTTAACCCATCTGAATCAAAAATCGGATATCTATTCACTTGCGAGTGGTGTATGAGCATTTGGGTAGGATTGGGTTTTGTTTTTTGGTATACAATTAGTGAAGAAATTACTTGCTTTTTTGCAATAGCTTTTGCTCTATCTGCAGTAGCAAGTTTGTTGTCCGCATACGAGAATAAATAAATGTTCATCTCGTATTCCGCAGCGTTAAAGACAAGGAGCAACAGTGGGCGTATTTAGCCGAGATAATGTAGAACCAACCCGTTCTACACGAACTGCTACTAGCCCCTCGGGTTCCTTTGTTTCCGGTCAAGCGCAAGCACTTCCCTACACCGCTATACGCTCTCTCACCGCTGCTGCTGCCCAAATCCGGGTAGGCGACAAGGGAGAATTTGAACAGTTTAAGAATCGTCGATCTGCTAACTCATCTGCATGGCAATCTGAAGCCTGGGAATACTACGACGCAATCGGTGAAGTTAAATACGCATTTAATCTTGTTGCAAGTGTTATTTCACGTATTCGCATTTACGCGGCCGTAGTAGAAGATCCTTCAGATGCTCCTACAGGAGTTCGCTCAACAAACAACATTGATCCAAGCCTTGCTTCTGCTGCCGAACGCGCACTAACTCGTCTTGACTCCGCATACGGCGGTCAGGCTGGACTCTTGCGCGATGCTGCTCTAAACCTCAGCGTTGCCGGCGAATGCTACCTTGTTCAAGTTCCAGAGCGCCCAGGTTACGGAGTTCCAGAATCTTGGGATATTAAATCCGTAGACGAAGTTCTTGCTGGACAAAAAGGTGGCTACAGTCTTATTGG